CAAAATAAACTCATCTATCGTGCCTTTTGTTACTATATCGACATATGTGACATTATTTTTTTGCCCTATCCTATGCGCCCTGTCCTCTGATTGTTGTCTTACTTCAAGGTTGTAATTATTACTAAAATACACAACAGTTTTAGCCTCTGTTAAATTTAATCCATAACCACCAGTTGTTGGATTACCAACAAAAAATCTCACATTACTATTGTTTTGAAAATCATCAACTGCCTTTTTTCGATCCTCAACACCAACTTGACCATATATAGCAACTGTTGATTCTTCACCAAATTTTTCTTTTAACAAATTAATAATTTTTTCTATGTTAAAAATATAATTAGCCCATATAATAATTTTACCATCTGACTCTTCAATGACATTAAGTAATTCTTCTAGTTTAGGATTAGTTATTTCTCTTTTAAGTCCTTCATCTGACACAAAATATCCACAACATACTTGGTGTAACTTTAAAATTTCTGTCAGTTTATTTGTGTAGGTTGCCTCTTCATCTTCAAAGACTGCCCGAGCATATCTTTTTAAATTATCATAAACTGTTAGTTGGTCTCCTTTTAAATCAACATAACGTTTCGTATAAATTTTTTCTGGTAAATCCAAACAATCCTCCTTTTTTACTCTAAATGAAAAGTTTTTTAGTTTTGTTTCTAACTCGCCAAGATTTGTAAAATACAAAGGTAATGATACTTGTCGTCCTGTCCGTTGTAAACCGATTGTTTTCATAACACAATATCTAGCTCTAAATACATAAAAATTTTCATACCCTAACAAACTTGTGCTCAAAAAACCGCACTGACTATATAAATCTAATGGTGATTTTGTTACAGGTGATCCAGTAAGAATCCTTTTGTATTTTATTGGACGACAGATCTTTGTAAGTGTCTTCGTTCTTTTTGCTGTCCTATTTTTAATTGTAGTGGCCTCGTCTACAACAACCATCATAGTTTCTTTATATTCTGCGATTACTTTTTCTACAGCTTTTGCGCCTGATGATCTTGAAAAAGACTCCACATTAATTAAAAAAAATGCTAAGTAACCTGGTTTTTTTATAAATTGCTTATCTTGTTTATGTGTATAAATAGTTGTATCAACAGGACTATGTGTTTTTATTTCTTCTTGCCAGTTTCGATAGACTGAATTAGGTGCGACAACAAGCACTACATTTACTTTTTTTTCTTGATATAAATATGCTGCATTATCAATACTAACTTTTGTTTTACCGGTACCCATTTCCATAAAATAGGCAAAATTATATTGATCCGCTCCTTTTATCAATGCATCACGTTGATGTTGATAAGGCTTGGTTTTGTACATGTATCCCATACTATTATAACTTTATATAAAATTAATGTTGACAAGTCAATTTTAAAAATTTAAAAAGATAAATGGAAAGGAGTTCTTATGGACCTCGAAAAAGAATCTGCCTCCATAAGGGTGGATACAGGTGTCGCAAAAGACATCGCACAATCTTGCAACGAGTTATTGGAACTTCAGAAACAAATTGAACAAGTCGAACAAGAGTTAAAAAAACTTAAAGACGATGAAAGATTATATTCTGAAAAACAAATTCCAGACTTAATGCAACAAGCAGGTATATCTGAGTTAAAACTTGCAGATGGATCATCTGTAAAAATAAGACCTAGTTATCATGCAAAGATCGCCGATAGAAACAAATCTGAAGCCTTTACTTGGCTAAGAAATAATAATGCTGGCGACATTATTAAAAACGATCTGACAGTTAGTTTTATTAGATCAGAGGACAATGTGGCAACACAAGTGTTTGAAGATTTAAAAAGACAAGTTGGTTCAGACAGAGTAACTCAAAAAGAAAAAGTAGAATCATCAACTTTAAGAGCTTTTGTAAGAGAGCAGATTGAAGCTGGTAAACAAATACCTATGGAAACTTTTGGAGTTTATGTTGCAAACAAAACAATCATTAAAGAAAAGGAGTAAACAATGAATGAAGTAGCAATGAAAAAAAAACAAGAAGTCGGTGCAGTATCTGCACTGGAAGAATTTGCAGGACAGGGTAGTGAATATGTTACTGCAAAAGATACTAAACTACCAATCTTAAAACTTATCAATGCAAACTCGCCATTCACTAATCAAAATGATGGCAAATTTAACAAAGATGCACGAGTTGGTGACATTTATAATGAAATCACTGGTAGTCTTTACAAAGGTAATGAGGGCATTTTAGTAGTGCCATGTCTGTATGTTAATACATTTAATGAATGGGCAGATAGAGGCGCAAGTCCAGGAAGACCAATTCAAATCAGTAGAGATCCTGGAATCATGAAACAAACACAACGTGGTGATGATGGTAAAGACAGGCTATCAAATGGTAACTATGTAGAAGATACAGGTAATCATTTCGTTTACATACTTAATAATAAGTATGAACCTGTTGAACAAGCTTTAATCACCATGAAATCTACACAAAAGAAAATTTCTAGGTTGTGGAATTCGATGATTCAGAGCAGAAGATTAGAAGGCAAAAAAGGTTTTTTTACACCACCTTCTTGGGCAACTGTTTATCGTTTAATTTCTGTACAAGAATCTAACAATAAAGGCTCTTGGATTGGTTGGCAGGTTGCATTTGATTCTTTTTTAAATAAACCTAATCAAGAAAAAACTTTAGAGTTAACTAAAGATTTTTATAGCAGTGCTATGCAGTCAGACATTTTTGGTAAAGTAGACTTTGAGTCAGAAAAACCACAAGCTACTGTCGAAAAACCACAAGTAAAAGACGACGTACCATTCTAAATGCACGACAAATTATTTGCACTCTTTGAGGGCGATAATTCTAAATATCTCAAATCCTCCCTAACTGGGGAGGATGATGAGAGGGGGAAGAAGTCTGCTCAGTATATGACTGTTCACGAACCAGTGACCAGCGACATATGGGAAAAACATTTAAATGGTGAACTTAGGCTAGGTCTAAAACCAGAGGTTGACAACAAATGCAAATGGGCGTGTATTGATGTTGATCCCAATAATTACAAAGACTATTCAGAAAAAAAATATGTTGAAATTATTAAAAAATATAAATTACCTTTTGTACCGGTTAAGTCGAAATCTGGTGGCTTACATATATTTGTATTCTTTAATGATTTTACTAGCACAGACAAAGTTCTTAGAAAGTTAAATGAAATTAATCAACAGTATTTTTTAGCGCAAGAGATTTTTCCGTGCAATAAAGCTGTTAATATGCCATATCACAATGTGAATGCATCAATGGAATTTGCTTTTGATGACAATAATACACCAGTCTTGGTAGGTAAGTTTATAGAGATAGCTTACGAAAAAATGATTGCAGCTGAGGACTTTTTTAATTTTAAAGTTCAAGACTACGAGGCAGAGTCACAATGGAAGGATTATCCACCTTGTGTGCAAAAACTAATTCAAGAGGGTTGGGGTGGTAATAATAGAAACAATTTTTTATTTAACGTACTAGTTTTAGAGAGCAAAAAAGATGCATCTTTATCTGTGCAGCAATTAGAACAAATTGCACTAGCAAGAAATAATCAAATTTTTTCACAACCATTATCTTCAAATGAAGTCATTGCTTTAGCTAAGTCCGTATCAAAAGGTGGCTATACTTTTCAGTGCCCTCCTAAACATCCAGAATATCAACCAATATGTAATAAAGATTTATGCAAGACCAGAAGTCTTGGAATAGGTGATGCTGTACCTGATGTGATTGAACAATTTACCAATATTAAATACATTCAAGACACAAAAAATATTTGGTATGAATTTGATTATAAAGGTCAACACATAACGATTACACCTGAAGATATGAAAGATGAAAAGTCTTTTAGAGTTAGGCTTTTAAGACACAGAGTGTTTTGGCTTACACTACCAAAACCACGAAAAGGTCCTAGTCCTTTCGAGCTTTTGATGAAAGGTATTGTAGAACAATCTGAGGAAAGTCTAGAACACACATACGCAGATACGCTTGAAGAAGAGCGATATTCTGTATTAAAGAATTTTTTTGAAACACATATAGAGCAGGACAAATTTGATAAATTAAAAGATGGGTATGTTGTATTGGATAGTAAGTCTAATTTATGTTATTTTAAAAAATTAACTCTTGATAAATTTATAAAGAAAAGTGCAACCAAAGTTTTTAACACAACCGCTGATGCACTTAGGTTGTTAGGTTGTGAGAGAAAGGATTACCACGAAGGTGAAAAAAATGTTTGGTGTGTTGAAATGCCTGATTTCGTAAACCATCAAGCAGTGAAAGCAAAACCAAAAGATTCAATTAGTGAAATGGATGAACAATATCATGCAGGAAAATTTAGAGCTCCAGAAGCACAAAAAGATACACCAAAAAACAATTAAGATTTTTGGACCGCCTGGAACAGGTAAAACTTACACATTAATAGAACGTGTATTAAAGGGTCATCTTAACAAAGGGGTACATCCAAAAGATATTGCTTTTATTTCTTTTACAAATAAAGCAGTCAATACAGCTCGAGATAGAGCTTTAGCTGCCTTTACTCAATATACAGATGATGACTTTCAAAGATTTAAAACACTGCATAAGTATTGTCGTAGATATTTTGAAGAAGAGGTTTTTGATCCAAAAAATTGTATGTTGGACTATGCCTTACAGGCTAAAATAATTAAAACATCTGACGCGCGCTTATCAGACGACAATTTTACATACAAAGATTGGTCTTTAGGTATCTATGACAAAGCTAGAAATATGTTAGAGGATCCAAGGCTAGTTTATAAAAAAGAATCATACAAAAGAGATAGCTTAGATATATTTTTAAGAAAGATAGATACTTACGAAACATACAAAAAACAATCATTTATAGATTTTACTGACATGATTGAACGCTCTATAGATGAGGTTAACTTTCCGCCGTTAGAAATTTTAATTTTGGACGAAGCTCAAGACTTCACACCATTACAATGGTCTGTAATTTATAAAATGTGTGCTAATGTAAAAAGAATTTATTTAGCCGGTGATGATGATCAGGGTATATATAAATGGAATGGGGCAGATCCAAAATATTTTACAACATATTTTCCAGGTAGAAAAGTTGTACTTAGAAAGACTAGACGATTTGGTGAGGCTATTCATCACTTCTCTCAAATTATACGAAGAGGGATAGTCGATAGTGTAGAAAAAGAATATGAAGCTTTGAACAAATCAGGTGCGGTTAAAAGATATCTTAACTTTAACGAGATACCCATAGGCACTTTACCTGGCACTTGGTATATTTTGGGTAGAGTTAATACAACTGTAAATGAATTAAGAATGTGTGCCAAAGATGCTGGCTTATATTATGGCGACAATAAAGGCACTAGATCGTTTGATAGTGCTCAATGGTCTGCAATCAAAGCATGGACAAAAATCACAAAAGGTAAAAGCTTAGATAAGAGAGCTGCTGAAACGATGTTTAAATTTATTCGTGAATTAAAAGATTTAAGTTTTAGACGTGATAAGTTTTGGAGTAGTCTACCTGATTACCAAGAATATGATTTTAAAGGATTAAAAGAGTGGTGTGGTCTAGACTTACCAGATGAAGCTAAAAACAAACCATGGTGGGAGATATTACAGCGCAACTTTAAACCAGAACAAGTAACATATTTTATTCGATTGTTAAAACGATACGGGCAAAAACAATTAAATGCTGATCCTCAAATTATCATAGACACCATTCACTCTGTTAAGGGTGGTGAGGCAGATAATGTATTGATTTATTCTAAAACCAATTGGCCTTCAGCCTTTGTTAATAAAAATACCCATGAACAATCGGACGAAAAACGTGTATACTATACAGGTGTTACACGGGCAAAAAATACTTTACATATATTATCCACAGATTATAAGTATAATTATCCGATAGGCATGGATTACTTAGTTTACATACAGGAGAGAGAATGAGCCCTTACTTTGAAGAATTACCCGTAGGTCAATTTTATAGTCCTGAATTACACAATATAGTGTTTAATCCCGACACCCAATGGGTAAAATATTTTAACTTTACAGCAACACCGATTCCGTTAAACATTTTGTTTGCAGATGATTTTTATATTTGGTTATACGGCAGACATAAATATAAAGCTGGTGTTTTGAAAATGGAAGACAAAACAATTTACAATTGGCATAGGGACTCAAACAGGGGTGTATGTATAAACTCTCTTATTATGACACCAAATGAATCACACACATTTTTTAGAGAATACAATGATGTAAATCATTCTGTTATAGAGCTGCAATATTATCCTGGAAGCAGGTTTATATTCAATAATCAAAAAGATCATATGGTTATTAATTACAATGGTGTAAGAATGATGCTGACAATCGAGTTTGAAGAGGACAAAAATCAACTAACTTATTTGAACTTACTTGATGAAATAAAAAGAGATTTTTTACATGAAAAATAATTTATGGGCACGAGGTGGTCAATACTACACAGTGTTTAAAATACAACCATCACAATTTATTAATGAAAACAAAATCCTTTTTGCTGAGGGCAACGTTATCAAATACGTATGTAGACACAAAGGTAAAGGTGGTAAAGACGATCTAGAGAAAGCAAAACATTATATAGACATGATAATAGAAAGAGATTACAAGGATGACTAGCTTACAACTGACATTTAATTTTAAAAAACATATATGGTCATCACCACTCGAGTATAGAGATCTTAGTGATGCAGAAGAGATAGCTATTGATTTAGAAACTAGGGATGATGGTATTAACAAAGGTCTAGGTGCAGGATGGGCTTTAGGTCGTGGTGAGATTATAGGTTTTGCTGTGGCAACAGAGGGTTTTCAAGCTTACTACCCTTTTGGTCATTTCGGTGGCGGTAACCTGATTAAAGAGCAAGTTTTAAAATATATGCATGATGTTTGTAAATTACCTTGTCGTAAAATTTTTCATAATGCGCAGTATGATGTTGGGTGGTTAAAAGCTTACGGCATTGATGTGCGTGGCCAGATTGTAGATACCATGATTGCTGGTGCTTTAATAGATGAAAACAGATACAGTTACAAATTAAATGCACTAGCTAAAGATTACATAGGTGAGTTAAAAGCAGAAACAGATTTGATAGAGGCAGCAAAAGCGCATGGTGTTGATCCTAAAATGGAGATGTGGAAATTGCCAGCAGAACATGTTGGATATTATGCGGAACAAGATGCACGGCTCACGTATCTTTTATGGCAGCGTTTTAAACATGAAATAAGTAAACAAAACCTTGGAACAATTTGGAATCTTGAAAGAGATTTGTTGCCTATACTTATTGAGATGCGACAAAAAGGCATCCGTGTAAATAAAGAAAAAGCAGAGCAGTTAAAAGATAATTTTATTAAAAAAGAAAAGGTTATATTGCAGCAGATAAATAAACTAGTGGGTAAAGATGTTGACATATGGAACGCAAGGCAAATAGGTTTTGCTTTTGATCGTTTAAATATTGAGTACCCCAAAACACCAAAGTCAGGTGAGCCAAGCTTTACACAAAATTGGTTAGTAAATAGTGAGCATGAGATTTCTAAGTTTATTGTACAAGCTAG